ATGTCCTCGGCCATCTTGCTGCCGGGGCTCAGCGCCTCACCGGGGTGGTGAAACACCGGGTAGGCCCCGCGCATGGGGATGGGCTGGGCCTGGGTGGGCACCGTGGGCACCGGCGGCGCGCTTTGGACGCTGTGTTGGCTGGCCAGGCTGCTGTGGCTGCTGCTGCTGCTTTGCCGGGCATGGCCCGCCTTGGGGTGCAGGGCGCGGGCGCTGCGGAAGCTTTGCGGGCTGCCAGTCGGGACATTCATCGGTCGGTTCCCCCGGGGGTGTTGTGGGGGCTGGGGACGGGCCGCCAGGTCTCTTGCAAAAAGTCAGGGGGCTGGCGGGCCGCCAGGGGGCCCCAGTTGGGGGGCACGGGCTGGGGCGCAATGGGGCTTAAGCCGCTGCGCACCAGCAGCCTATTCAGCTGGCCCAGGCCATACACCGCCAGCACGCCGGCGGGGGTGCTGCGGTAGGCGGTCGCCCCACAGACCAAATCGTTAATATGCCGGGCACAATCGTCGATGTACTCCTCGCTGGTGTCCGGCGGAAACACCATGGCCGCCAGGCCGCTGGGGGCCTGCACCCAGGGGTAGGTCAGCAGGCCAATAATCACCCGGCCATAGTGGCTGTCGCCCAGGGCGCGGCTGCGCAATTCGGCCCGCAGGCGCACATCTTGCGCGTCCCAGGGGCTGCGGGTGCGGCGGCCCTGGCTCTGCTCCACCCACGCCCGGGTGGCCCCGGTGGCCGGATCACACTCACTGGTGCCGCCCAGGCTGGGGGCCGGGGTCGGCGCCCGGCTCTGGGCCGCCTGGCTGGGGGGCATGAGCCGAAACGGCGGGCTGGGGGTGGGCCGCTGGGTGGTCAGGGCACCGCCCACCACCTGCAGCCGCGCCACCGGCGGCTCTTGGGGCGGGGTGCCGCTTAAGCTGCTGCGGCTGGGCTCCGAGGCGGGCACGTCTACTGGGGGGCCAGGGCTGGCGCTGCGCTGGCCCAGCTTGATGGGCAAAGGCGCGCGAAGGCTGCTGCTCATATCACCCCAGGCCCGCTGTAAGAGACCACCCACGGCCCATGGCAAGGGCAGGGGCAGGGGGGCGCGCATTGGCCCCGGCACACACACGGCGGCACCGGGGCGCTACACATACTGCACCGCCGGCACGCCCACGGTGGCCCGCTGCGGCTCCTGGGTATTGGTCGTCACCGGGGCGGGCGGCGGCACGTTCACCTGCACCAGCCCATCCTGCGGCACGGCCTGGCCGATGCGGGCGGTGCCCAGGGCGTTGTCGGTGATGTCCGGGCCCCACGGCTCGTCCAGGCTCTGCTGCGGGCGGGTGTCGGCCACGTCGGCCAAATCGTTGACCCGCTCCGGCCAGCCCATGGCCCGGCGCACATGGGCCTCGAGCTCCGGATCTGGAAACAGCGGCATGCCGGCCTGGCTGACCTTCAGCAAAGAATCGGCCATCTGGGCCACATCGTCCTGTTCCAGGCTGCCGTATTCAATCTTGGGGTTGGCGCTGCACGGCAGGGTGTTCAGCTCCATCAGCCGGCGCACCGCCACGTCGTTTAGGTTGGCGGTAAAGATATCTAAAAAGGCGGTGATGCTGGTGAAGAACAGCGCCGTCTTATCCGAGTGCATGCTGAAGCTGCCGGTGCTGCTGCTGCTTTGGCCCATCATGATAAAGTCGGCCAGAACGCCCATGGCAATGCGCTGGTCGTAACGCTGAATAATCTTGTCGGTGTCGAACTGCCGGCTGCCGCCGCTGCTCAGCAGGGTTAGGTCAAACCGCTTATTGCCGCTCTCGTCGTACTCCAAAGGCATCACCACGCCCTCCTGGGCGTCGCGCCGGATGTCCTGGGCCAACCTCACAAAACTCTCGACCGTTTTGGCGGCGGCCTTGGCCTCGTCACCATCGCCCTCGGCAGCGAGCATCAGCTCGCGTGGGCACCAGGCCACCGGCAGGCCGGCCACGTCGCGCTCCACCCCCACGCCCTCGATGTTCTCAATGCCGCGCTTTAAGTAATAACTGCGGTAACTGCTGCGGAAGATGCTGCGCCCCTCGGGATTATTCTTCTCGGCGCTGGTGCGAAACAGCAGGCATTTTTGCAGCGGCAGCACGGTGTGGGCGTAGTGGGGCGGGGCCAGCTGCTCGGCGCCCAGCAGGCGGCCCGTGTCATCAAACAGCCAGCGGTAAATCGTCTCCTGGGCCCGGCCCGCGTGCGCCCGCCAGCCAATGCGGCCATCGGCGTACCGGCTGGCCAGGTGGGGCTTGTCGCTGTCCCCGGCACGGCGCTTATAGACCGTTTCGTGCAGGCTGTAGCCGTAGCGCAGCATGCCCAGGAAGGCCTCGGAGAGAAAGTCGATCCAGCTCTCCTCCATGTCGTGCATGCAGCTTTCCACAAACTCGGCCGCCGCCACGTCGTAGTCCTCGGTGCTGGCCGGGGCCACCCGCCATTTTACCTGGCGCAAAATCTTGTCCAAAAGGTAGAGAATGGTGCCGCAGGTGGCGTCGTTATCCCCCATCTCCTTGTAGACTTCGATGGCCCGGCGTCCATCCAGCTCGCGCAGGGTGCTCTCGTAAATAAACCCGCCGAACTGTTTGAGGCCGCTGCTGCCCAGCTGGCGCAGGTCCACGCGGCGCGCCCGGGTGTGGGGCCCAAGGTTTAGCGGGTTGCCAGGTGCGGGGGGCGTGGCCCCAGCTGCGGTTGCATCAAATCCAATGGCCACGGGGCCCCCTGGGGTGTGTGTGTCTTGGCGATGGTAAGCCAAGGTGTGCAGCAATCACTAGCTTGCGGGCGGGGGTAGGCCCAAGCCCCCGGTGCCCAGCTTGGCCCTGGCGTGGCCCAGGTTGCCCCAGGCGGGGCGCAGCCGGGCCAGCCCAGGCGGTGGCCCCCGGCTACAGCCTGGGCCGACCTGGGCGGGTTGGCGGGGCCGCCGCCCCCTGGGTCCAATGGCTCTCTTTGCCAATGCCCACCGGGCTGCCGCCGCCCAGGGCCACCCGGCGCTCCATGCGGCGGAGAGCCATCGACGCAGAATCGACGGCGTCATCATGCGCGCCGTTGGGGAAGTAGCTCCACTGGGACACGAACTCCCCCACCCAGGGGGCCTGGGCCGGGGTGGGCAGGTACACGTTGCCGGCCTCGATTTGCGGGGCCACGGCCTCGGCGCGGTTTTCCTTGCTGCCCACCGGCACCACCGGGATGATGCCGGGGATTTTGCTCTGCAGGGTGCTGATTAAGGCGGCCCCGTTGGCGGCCTTCTCCACCAGCTTGACGCGCACCTGGGGGTGTTTGGCACACATCTGGGCAAAGGTGTGCAGCTGCTCGGTAAAGGTCTCCCGGCGCATCACCATGTCAATTAAATAGCGGTCGGCGCCCTTGGCCGCCCAGACTTGGTAGCAGGCAAAGTCGCCCTTGTCCTCAAAGGTTAAATCGACGCTCAGGGTGTAGTCGGTCAGCCCCTGGGGCAGCTTGTCATAGTAGCGCCACCACACATCCTTGACCACCGAGCCCCCGGCTGGTGCTGGCCGCTGCTGATACAGGCTGGCCCAGTCGCGGCTGCCGATGGCCTTCTTCATTTTAGCCATGCGGGCCAGGCTGTATTTCTCCGGCCACAAAGGCTCGTCCAGCTGGCGCGGGTCGTCAGGGTGTTTGCCCTTCTCGCACAGGGCCGGAAACGTCAGCAGGGTCCACTGGTCGGCCTCTGGGTCGGCAGCGGCCTGCGCCAGCAGCCTGCCAATCAGGTCGCCCTCCGACCAGCGGGTGGCGCAAACGATAATGGCGCCCTCCTTCTCCAGCCGGCTGTAAAAGGTGCTGGTGTACCAATCCCACACCCGCTCCTGGTACACGCGGCTGTTGGCCTCCTCGCGGTTTTTAACGGGGTCGTCGATGATACCCACGGTCATGCCGTAGCCGGTGGCGCTGCCGCCCACGCCGGCGCTGCGGTAAAAGCCGCCGTGGCCCACGACCTCAAACTCGTCGCTATTGCGCAGCCAGCTGCCCTGGGCGGTGCTGCGCACATTGCTGCCGTTCAGCTGCGTTTCCGGAAACACCCGCGCATATTCCGGGCTATCGATCACCCGCTGCACCGTGCGGTTCATCTTGGCGGCCAGGGTGGCGTTATAGCTGGCGGCAATGATTTGGGTTTTGGGATTCACCCCAAACAGGAAGGCTGGCAGCCGGGTGCTCACCAATTCGCTTTTGCCGGTCCGGGGCGGCTGGCAAATAATCAGCCGTTTCAGCTGCCCCTGGGCCACCAGGTTCAGGTGCCGGGCAATCACCCGGTGGTGCCAATTCACCTGGTAATCGGGCTTGGTGTAGCAGGTAAACCCCAGCAGGCCGTGGCGGGCCCGGTACAGGGCCAGCTCTTCCTCCAGCTGGTGGTGCTCCTCAATGGCAGCAATCTGGGCCTGATTAAACAGGGCGGGCCTCGGTGGGTGATGGTGCGCAGGCCCGGGCTCGAACCGGGTGCCGGCGGGCCGCCATAGGGGAGCAGCCAACCGCCAGGGTAGGTGGATTATGAGACAATGCGGGGCCCCACCCCTCTGCCCTGGGCCCGCGCCCGTGCGGACCACCCTGCGCCTGGCAGGTGTACCGCAAACCGGCTGGCGGGCCCAGCTTTAGGGCGGCCCGGGGCGCTACAGCACATCGTAGCAGGGCGGGCTGTCGATCGGCAGCCGGTGCACCAGCACCGCCACCTGCTCGTCCATGCGCTGCAGCCGCCGGGCCACCTGCAAAGCCTTGCTCTCGCTGCCGCAGGCCGCCAGGGGGCCGCCGTCGCGCCTAAACACCACGTACACGTCTTCGCGGCCCACGTACGCGCCCGGCGGGTAGTCGTCGCACACGTAGGGCAGCATGTCGGTGCAGGGGTCAGCCATCGGCATCCCCGTTCTGGGCAGCAGCCAGTCGCTCCACTCTCTCGGTCAGCTCTTCATGGGCGGTGGCCAGGTTATGCAGGCAGTAGTCCAACGTCTCCACCAGCTGGGTCTGGCTGGCTTGGCCCTGGGCC